GAACAATCTAGCTTCTTTAATATCTATAAAGTCTTTTCCCCAATTTTCTGCTACACAATATTTGTATGCCATATCTTTTTATTCCTTTTTATTACTTATCTTTTAATAACCAACCTTGAGTAGCATTAACAAACACTAATGTGAATCCTGCTCTCTCAGTTGAAACTGTTAAATCTGTTGCTGAACCTTGAATTGGATTACCATTTCTTGCAACCGTTAAATTATTTGTGTCAAATGTACCAGCGTAATCTATGAAAACGATTTCAGCACCTAAAGTTGGTGAAGCTGGTAAAGTTGCTGTGATAGCAGCAGAAGTAGTATCTACAAAATATCCTTCGCCAGCAGCAGCATTGAATGCTGCTGTTTTAACAGCCTGCCAAGATGTTCCTCCAACGGCAGTGCCGTTAACTGTTAAGGCACCAGCTGTACTTACTTTAAGTTCGTTAGTACCTGCTTTTAATATGATTTGATTTGAACCTGTTGTGTTTGCTTGTCCAGCTCCAACTCCTATAAAAGTATTACATTCTCCTGTTGAATTAAGACAACCAGACTGAGATCCTATAAAAGTATTTTGACAACCTGTTGTATTACAGCGTCCTGATATAGGACCAATAAAGACATTTTGAGCGCCAGTTGTGTTACTCGGGCCAGCACTACCTCCAATAAAGATATTGTTGTGGCCAGTTGTATTAACTGCTCCAGCTAAATATCCAGCAAAGAAGTTATCATTACCTGTTCCACCATCTCCAGTATTTAAACTTGCTATATTAGTTGTAACTATATTTCTTAGTCCACAAACTTCAAAAGCATAACTGTCTGAGGCACCACATGATGCTGTTTGAAATTGATTTCCATTTACAGTAAATACACCTGCGCTTGTTAATTGAATAACATTTGAACCTGCTTTTAATTCAATTTGATTTGAACAAGTCTGCCCAAGACCATTACCAGCGTTTTGTCCTATATATATATTATTACATCCTGTATTATTACAACAACCAGCACACATGCCAGCAAAGAAGTTATAACAACCTGAGGTGTTCTGTGAGCCAGCTCTATAACCACCAAAGAAGTTATATCTACCTGTGGTGTTATTTGAGCCAGCGCTAAAACCAACAAAGAAGTTATTTGATCCACCTGCACCAGCACACATACCTGTTGAAACTATATTATATGTGTTACCAGAACAGCAAAATACAGCAGGAATTGTAATAGTTTTAGTTGAACCTGCGCCTGATGCTGTTACGCCTAATCCTACAAAGTTTAAAGTAGTAGCGGCTGTATCTAAAGGAGTTCCTTCATCTTGTACAGTGATTTCTCCACCACCTCCACCAGCCGAACCTGTAAAACCTACAGCACCCGCTGATCCTGTGAAACCTACTAAACCTTGGTTAGCAAATTCTACCCACTGATCTGAATTTCCATCATTGTACCAGAAATATTGAATACCAGAATTTTCATCAATCCAAATATCTCCGTATTGAGCGCCTGAAGGAGGAGTAGCAGAAGTTGTAACTGTTAAATTACCTTCTGATCCTACGTAACCTGTATCCCCTCTTGATCCTGTGTAACCTATATCACCTTTTGATCCTGTGTAACCTATATCACCTTTTGATCCTGTGTAGCCGATATCACCTTTTGATCCTGTGTAACCGATATCTCCTTGAGAACCTGTATAACCTTGAGAACCAGTATAACCTTGATCGCCTTGTGAGCCTGTGTAACCTATATCACCTTGTGATCCTGTGTAACCTAAATCTCCTTTAGAACCAGTGTAACCATGTGAACCTGTATATCCAATATCGCCTTGAGAACCTGTATAACCGATATCTCCTTTAGAACCAGTGTATCCAATATCTCCTTGAGAACCAACGTAACCTGTGTCGCCTTTTGATCCTGTATAACCTAAATCTCCTTTAGAACCAACGTAACCTGTGTCGCCTCTTGATCCTGTGTAACCTTGAATACCTACAGCACCGTTTAGATTAATTTGCCATGAACTTTCAGAACTATTTGTAGCATTAGCAATATCTGTAACTGTAGCAGTTAAAACACCCGTACCTGGATTGTAAGTTAATACTTGAGCATGTAAATGGTTTGTTGGTGTAGCAGTTGATGCAATTAAAATTGTTTGTTGAGCTGAATAATCTAAATCTAAATCAACAGTAGTAAATGTTATAGTATCACCAAGACCATATGTTGATAAATTTAAAGTTGTTATAGATGTAGTGTGATAAACATCTCCGTCAGCACCGTCTGTACCAGCAGAACCTGTGTAACCAATATCACCTTTTGATCCTGTGTAACCGATATCACCTTTTGATCCTGTGTAGCCGATATCTCCTTGAGAACCTGTGTAACCAATATCTCCTTGAGAACCTGTGTAACCTATATCACCTTGAGAACCTGTGTAACCTTGATCTCCTTGAATACCTTGATCGCCTTGAGAACCTGTGTAACCAATATCACCTTTAGAACCTGTATAACCAATATCGCCTTGTGATCCTGTATAACCTGTATCTCCTTGAATTCCTTGATCACCTTTAGAACCTGTATATCCGATATCTCCTTTAGAACCTGTATATCCTAAATCTCCTTTTGAACCAACGTATCCTGTGTCGCCTTGTGAACCTGTATATCCGATATCACCTTGTGAACCAGTATATCCTAAATCTCCTTTTGAACCAACGTAGCCTGTATCTCCTCTTGAACCTGTGTAACCTATATCGCCTTTAGAACCTGTATAACCGGCTGTAAGAGGTACTAACTCCCAAGCAGTTCCATTAAATTTCCATGTACGGTTGCCTAATGTATAAGTTGAATTTGGTGCTGGATTTGAAGGAAAATTAATTGCCATGTTTTTTCTTTTAACCTTTTAAGTTAGTTTAAATTAATTTAGTATAATTATTTATATAAAAAAAATGCTCAAAAGCAGTTTTTTAAAAATATTTTTTTTTAATTCTATTTTAAAGAAATTATTTATAATATTTTTTTCCTTAACCATATGTTTTTATTCGTTGTCTAGGATAACAATTATTACTTGTAGGTCTACGTTTAAATGTACTTTTAGATGTATTTCCACTCGTTTGTCTTTCTTTTTTATAGAACAAATATCTATTATTTGAGTTAGTTCCTGATTCTCCTAAACTATTATAAGGACTAGGAACATAGGTAGTATTCGGATACATTACACCAGGATCTATAATTTGATTCGTTGTACAATTATCTATTAAATATTGTAATGCTTCAGACTGTGTCAAAGAAGGCCATTGTTCAAGTAAACATGCTAAAATTCCTGTTACCTGAGGACACGCCATACTTGTTCCTGATATAGAAGCTAATTTGTAATTACTATCTCTCGGATCATTTACTAATGTAACACCAAATTCTGTGGCAGCATTACTATCATAAACGGCCCCCACAATATTAAAACCTGGAGCATATATGTCAACTCTACTTCCATAATTACTAAAAGACGATTTCATATCCCATCTTGTTGCGTTAGTAGAACCTACTGTTATTACACCACTGTTTGCCGCAGGAGAAGCTCCTCTACAAAAATAATAACTAGGACTAGAATTTAATGTATTATTATAATCTGAATCTGAAGATTTAACCATTTTAGCATAACTATTTCCAGCAGCTGCTGTTATAATTATACCATCATTAATAAGATCAGTAATATCTGTTTCCATTCCTGAAACTATAGTACCAACATCTACCACATAATTTGAACCAAATAATTGTAATACTACATTACAACCACATTGTTCTTCTAAAATAGTTTTTTTCTCAGCAACAGTTTTTCCTGTTAAATCAATTGTTGTTCCTCTATAATTTACAGAACTCATACCTGATACAAAAAGATATGATTGAAATCCCCAACTATTATTTACAATTGTAGGATTTTTTCTACCTGTAGCAGAATTAATAGGTTTGCTTGCGTGAAAGGCTCTAATGTAATCGTATATATAAAGAGCCCAATCTCCTGCTGGTTTATTGTCTGCTGAATAATTAAAATTTATATTATAAATGTTTGCGTCTCTTGCCCAGCCTTGTGTGTTACCAGCAGCAGTACTTGCTACATGTGTTCCGTGAGCACCATCAAAATTATATTCATAACTTCCTGTTGTTGAAATTCCTAATGAAGCGCTGTGTTGTAACCAATCGTATAAAACAACTCTTGAACCTCCTGTACCATCAACGTTAACAGCAAACTCAGGATGATTTGCATTAAGATGATCATCAACAATTACTATATCTACATTTTTTCCTGAACTTGTTGTAATTACAGTTTGATTTGTTTGAGTAAAGTCAGCATAAGCAGTTCCATTCCAATAATCTGTCGTAGAATTTCCCCATCCAGATAATTGAGATCCTCTTGTAACTCTTTCTAATCCCCAATTTTTATCATTCGTGTCTATTGTAGGATGTTTTTCAAAATTTGCTGTTTGACTCCATAACTTTCCTGGCCCTACTGGAATTATTCCTGGAGTAACACCAAGAGCACTAGGCAATTGTTCTACGGCAAAAACTCTACTATCATTTTTTAATTTTTGTGATTCTTCTTCTGTAAGAAAATAATGTGTGCTTCGGCTAATTTCTCTTAGTTGAGCAATTTCAACTTTTCTGTTTGGAATATAATCTGTACCATTTTCAGAATCCATATCATCATAAAAAGAATCCACATCCGATTTATTTTTTACGGTAACTACGTACTCTTTAAATTCGGACATTTTATGTTTCTAGTTGTGTTAATGTCAGTGTAACGGTAATTGTTGTAGTGCCTCCACTTAAATTTACAACTTTTGTAGGTATTGTAGTTGTAACAGGACTTTCATTATTAAATCCTAAAGATGATGGTGTTATTAAAATAGTTTGAGCACCTGTTGTAATAACTTCAGCTATTACTCCTGAACCTGGTAATGGATCTGTAGTTTGCGATCTACTACTATCAGCTGATCTATTAGTACTATCTGTATATAATGTTACCCAAGCCGCAGCTGAAGTTTCAATTTTTAAAAGTTGATAAGATTTAAATCCTGTAATATTTAAATTACCAGAAGCATTATTTGCTAAACTTGAAGTTGTTCCTGTTACTGTTGTTCTACTATTTAAACCACCATTTGTGCCTGAAGATCCAGTATATCCTAAATCTCCTTTTGAACCTGTGTAACCAGCACCGGCTGATCCTGTAAATCCAATATTTCCTAATGAACCTGTATAACCTGTAGCACCTTGTGAACCTGTGTAACCAACTCCTGCTGATCCTGTAAATCCAATATTTCCTAATGAGCCTGTATAACCTGTATTACCTTGTGAGCCAGTATAACCAGCACCGGCTGATCCTGTATATCCAATATTTCCTAATGAGCCTGTATAACCTGTAGAACCTTGTGAACCAGTATCTCCTGCTGATCCTGTAAATCCAATATTTCCTAATGAGCCTGTATAACCTAAATTTCCTTGTGAACCTGTGTAACCAACACCTGCTGATCCTGTATAACCTTGTGAACCTGTATAACCAGCACCGGCCGATCCTGTAAATCCTATTTCACCTCGTGAACCAACGTAACCTATATTACCTTTTGATCCTGTATATCCTGGTAATCCTACGTTTGAAAATTCAACCCACTGATCAGAGTTTCCATCAGTATACCAAAAATATTGAATACCTGTTGCTTCGTCTAACCAAACATCTCCATATTGAGCTCCGGTAGGAGGAGTAGCAGCAGTTGTAACATCTAAATTTCCTTCAGAACCTGTATAACCTATATCACCTTTAGAACCTGTGTAACCTAATGAACCTGTATATCCAATATCACCTTTTGATCCTGTGTAACCGATATCTCCTTGTGAACCTGTATAACCTTGAGAACCTGTAAAACCTTGATCTCCTTTTGAACCAACGTAGCCAGTATCGCCTTGTGAACCGGTGTAACCTAAATCTCCTTGAGAACCTGTATAGCCATGTGATCCTGTATATCCAATATCACCTTTAGATCCTGTGTAACCGATATCGCCTTGTGAACCAGTAAATCCTTGAATACCTTGATCGCCTTTAGATCCTGAGTATCCAATATCACCTTTTGATCCTGTGTAACCTAAATCTCCTTTTGAACCTGTATATCCAATATCACCTTTAGATCCTGTATAACCTTGAATACCTACAGCACCATCTAAGTTAATTTCCCAAGAAGTTTCCGTACTGTTAGCAGCGTCAGTAATATTTGAAACTTCAGCAGTTAAAACACCTGTACCTTGATTGTAAGTTAATACTTGAGCATGAATGTGATTTGTAGGTGTTGTTGCTGAAGCAATTAAAATTGTTTGTTGTGCTGAGTAATCTAAATTTAAATCAGTTGTAGTTAAAGTTATAGTATCTGTTAAAGCATACGTAGATAAATTTAAACTTGTTGTAGATGTAGTATGATACTTATCTCCATCAGCACCATCTGTTCCGGCAGAACCTGTATAACCTAAATCTCCTTTAGAACCTGTATATCCAATATCACCTTTAGATCCTGTGTAACCGATATCACCTTGTGAACCGGTAAATCCTTGAATACCTTGATCACCTTTAGATCCTACATAACCAACATCGCCTTTGGAACCTGTATAACCAATATCACCTTGAGAACCGGTGTAACCATGTGATCCTGTATAACCAATATCGCCTTTTGATCCTGTGTAACCTATATCGCCTTGTGATCCTGTATAACCTGTATCTCCTTGAATTCCTTGATCGCCTTTAGAACCTACATAACCAATATCTCCTTGCGAACCTACGTATCCAATATCACCTTTTGATCCTGTAAATCCTAAATCTCCTTTTGAACCTACAAATCCTGTATCACCTTTTGATCCTGTAAATCCTGTATCACCTTTTGAACCTGTGTAACCTATTGATCCTGTATAACCTTGATCGCCTTGATCGCCTTTAGAGCCGGTAAATCCTTGAATACCTTGATCGCCTTGTGAACCTGTATAACCTAGTGAACCTGTAAATCCTAAATCTCCTTTTGAACCTACAAAACCTGTGTCGCCTTTTGAACCTGTAAATCCCTCTGAGCCTGTAAATCCTAAATCACCTTTTGAACCTACAAATCCTGTATCACCTTGAGAACCTGTATAACCTAATGAACCTGTGTAACCTATTGAACCTGTGTAACCTAAATCTCCTTTTGATCCTACAAATCCTGTATCACCTTTTGATCCTGTAAATCCTGTTGAACCTATAAATCCTAAATCTCCTTTAGAACCTGTAAATCCTGTTGAACCAGCAGAACCTGTATAACCAGCACCCGCTGAACCTGTAAAACCAATTGAACCTGTGTAACCAACTCCGGCTGAACCTGTATAACCAGCACCTGCTGATCCTGTATATCCAGCTGAACCTGAATCTCCTTTTGAACCGGTAAATCCTGTTGTACCAGATGAACCTGTATAACCAACACCGGATGATCCTGTGTAACCTAAAGAACCTGTAAATCCTGTTGAGCCTGTAAATCCTGTTGTACCAGCTGAACCCGTATAACCAACACCGGATGATCCTGTGTAACCTAAAGAACCTGAATCTCCTTTTGAACCGGTAAATCCTGTTGTGCCGGCCGAGCCTGTATAACCAACACCTGCTGATCCTGTATATCCGTGTGAACCTGAATCTCCTTTTGAACCTGTGTAACCAACGCCTGCTGATCCTGTATAACCAGCGCCTGCTGATCCTGTATATCCAGCTGAACCTGTATAACCTAGTGAACCTGTATAACCAGCACCTGCTGATCCTGTGTAACCTAAAGAACCAGTATAACCTAAACTTCCTGTGTAACCTTGTGAACCAGTATAACCTCCTGCACCGCCAGAAGAACCTGTATAACCTATTGGGCCTTGTGAACCTGTATAACCTGGACCACCTTTTGATGGTAATGTTACTCTTACTTGTTGTGTAGGGCCTTTTATTACTGGCATACTTTTATTTTATTGACATTTTAATTAAATTGTGTTACTGTATATTTATAAATAATTTTAACTTTATTTAAATGATTTCTATAGCTATTATTGACATTATTGGATTGACTTATGACGGCGATACCTTAAACAAAAGAGGTTTAGGAGGATCAGAATCAGCCGTAATTTTACTTGCAAAAGAATTAGCTAAAAAAAATTTTAAAGTAACAGTATTTAATAATTGTATAGATAAAGAATCAAAAGAAGGAATATTTGATAATGTTCAATATATAGATCACACTATATTAGATTATAAAAATGATTTTAGTTTTGATGTAGTTATATCTTCGAGAACAGTAATACCGTTTTTACCACCACACTTATATAATCAATTTGAAAATTTTAAACCTCAAAGATATTCTAAAATAAAACAAAATGCTAAATTTAAAGCAATGTGGATGCACGATACTTTTGCTAAAGGTGATCATTTATTAGAAGATATGATTGTTCATAAAGATATGGATGAAATATTTACCCTTTCAGATTTTCATACTTCTTATGTAACTACGTGTGATCATGGTAAAAGAAGAAATTTTGAAGTACTTAAATCTCATATGTTTATGACACGTAATGGTATCGTACTTTATAAAGATGAAATAGACATAAGACAAAAAGATCCTCATTTATATGTTTATAATGCCTCTGTTACAAAAGGTATGTTGCCTCTAGTTGAAAATATGTGGGAAAGAATCAAACAACAAATACCTGAAGCCAAATTAAAAGTAATTGGTGGATATTATAGATTTAGAGAAAATGCTGCTCCTGATGAACAAGAAAAAAAATGGAGACAATTAGTTGCTGATGAAAAATATAAAAAGTTAGATATCGAATTTACAGGAATAATTAAACAATCAGAAATAGCAGAATTAATGGCAAAAGCCAGCTTTATGTTATTTCCTGGTGCCTTTCCTGAAACATTTGGTATTTCAACTTTAGAATCTTTAGCATATAACACTCCTTTAATTACAACTCGTTTTGGAGCTTTAGAAGAAACAGCAGTTGAACAGGCATGCTATTTAATGGATTATGCAATAGAACCAAATAGTCTTTTTAAGTTTATTGATAAAAAAGGACAAGAAAATAAATTTGTAAATATGGTTTTACAGGCCAACGCTAATAGATACTTACATCAACAAAAAATGTATTCTTGTAATATTATAAAAGGTATTGTTGGTTGGGATTCAATTGCATTACAATGGAAACAACACATCTATAAAAAATTAGGCGCATATCTTTCAAAAGAAGAATATAAAGAAGTAAGTCATATTAATTCTAGGGTTAAAAAAGTATTTGGTAGAAGATTTAATAATTACGAAGAAAATTATTTACCTAGAAATAAAGAACAAAAGATTGTTATAATTTCACCTACTTATAATGCTTCTAAATATATTGAAAGATGTATTGAATCGGTTATTACACAAGATTATGATAATTATTTAATGGTTGTTATTGATGATTGTTCTACAGATAATACTTATGAGTTGGCTAAAAAATATGAAAGTGATAAGATTAAAGTAATAAGAAATAAAGAAAATAAAGGCGCTGTAAGAAATCAAATAGAATCAATAAACAAATTTTGTGAACGTGATGATATTGTAATGTTTTTAGATGGTGATGATTCTTTAGTAAACGATAATCAAATATTTCATTTTTACAATAATCTTTATGATGGCACAACTGAGTTTAGTTATGGTTCATGTTGGTCAATGGTAGATAATATACCTTTAGTGTCTCAACCTTATCCAGAACAAATTAAAAAAGAAAAGAAATACAGACAATACAAATTTAATTGGAACATGCCTTATACTCATTTAAGAACATTTAAAGCATATCTTTTAGAAAATATTGATGAAAGTATGTTTAAAGATGAAAATGGAAAATGGTATAAAGCAGGAGGCGATGGTTCTATTTTCTATTCTCTAATAGAAAAATGTCAACCTGAAAGTATTAAAGTAGTACAAGACATTGTTTATAACTATAATGACACACACGCTTTAAATGATTATAAGGTAAACTCTGAAGAACAAACTAAAAACGCAAACAGGATATTAACTCAATGAAAAAAATATTAATCGCTATACCAACAAACAAATACGTTGAAACAAAAACAATGAAGGCCATTTATGACCTTGAGATACCTGAAGGTTACACGACAGAATTACAATTTTTCTTTGGTTATCAAATAGATCAAATAAGAAATTTAATAGCACATTGGGCAACTCATTATGATTATTTGTTTTCAGTAGATAGTGATATTTCTTTTTCACCAGATACACTTAAAAAACTTTTAAGTCATAATAAAGACATGATATCAGGTCTTTACATACAAAGAAAAGAAAACGAACATATATTAGAAGTTTATGAACATAATGATAGAGGTGGTTGTTCAAATATACCATTTGAAAAAATAAAGGATACTCCATTAGTTGAATTAGCAGCTTGTGGAATGGGTTGTGTATTAATTAAAGGAGAAGTTTTTAGATCGATACCTTATCCTCATTTTGTTTATCATTCAGCAATAGATCATAAAAATACAATATCAGAAGATGTTGATTTTTGTAGAAAAGTTAAAGCAAAAGGTTTTAAAATATTTGCTGATACAACAGTACATTGTGAACATATAGGTAATACAATTTTTAAAGTGCAAAGTACACCTAATACACCAACTGTAAATAAAAAAGAAATTAATACAACTGATAGATTAAAAGATTTATCAAATCAAAGATTGTTACCTCAAATACATGTAGATTATTTAAAAAGTCTAAACATATCACCAAAAGTAATTTACGATATAGGTGCTTGTGTTCTACATTGGACAAGTGAAGCTAAAACAATATGGCCAAATGCTGAGTATGTTGTTTTTGAAGCAATGTCAGAATGTGAATTTTTATACAAAGAAAACAATTTACAATACCATATAGGTGTACTAAGTGATAGAACAGATAAAGAAGTTAATTTTTATAAAAACACTTATCATCCTGGTGGAAACAGTTATTATAAAGAAAACGAACAAATCAGTTCTGAATCTAATAGATTGTATAATGAAAGTAATAAAAAATTATATAAAACTAAAACTTTAGATAGTATTATAAGTTCAAGAAATCTGCCTATGCCAGACTTAATAAAAATAGATGTACAAGGTGCTGAATTGGATGTTTTAAAAGGATCTAAAGAAGCTTTAAAACATTGTAAAGATTTAATACTAGAATTACAAATAGTGGAATATAACAAAGGCGCACCTCTAAGAGATGAAGTAATTAAGTATGTTGAAGATTTAGGTTTTAGATTAATTTCAGGACCTTTTTGTGATAATGGTCCTGATGGAGATTATCATTTTTCAAAAAACAATGTAGAAATAAAAATACCTACAAATAAATTTTTCGATTAAGGATTGTAAGTAGAAACTACACCGGGATAAACAGTAATAATACCCTCAACTACACGAGTTACTGTACTATCAGCAACATTAGTTATTTCTACATCATATACCCAACGGCCATCTTCTAACTGAGCAGTTGTTGCTGGATCTAAAGCAATAGTTACAATTCCGTCAGCTTGATAGATAGTAATATCAAAATATACTCTTTGATATGTGGCAGAATATCCTTGAGACATTTTACCTTGAGCTGTATAACCTGTTAAATTAAAAGCAGTACCATCATCATTCTGTACTAATACATCACTTGTAAATGTAGCGCCGGCGTCTATTGATAAGTTTGCTATACCTGCCATTTTTTTATTCTTTTATTTCTTTTTTTGGTTCTTCTAATTTTTTTAATTCTTCATTAATTTTAGCATTATAATAGTTCGTAAGAACATCAACTTTTTCAAGTTCCATAATCATGCGAACTCTACTGTTTTGTATTTCTTGTCTAGCTATAATGTAATTTTTTAATATATCATCAAACTTAGTTTCGTCATATTCTTTACCGTTTATATTAATTGTCATATCATTCACCTTTATATTGTTACATTATTATTTATATAAAAAATTCAGCCATATAATAATTCTTTATATCAGGAACTATACCTTTATTTTCATCTAAAGGCATAACTTTTTTCAATATTTCATCATAAGTTTTGGTATCTTCAGAATACGTTTTAAAATAAGGATCATTACCATATAATAAATTATTATCATCTAATAACTCATAAAAATCTTCACTAAAATCTTTTGATAACCAATAAGCGTAACAGATAGCCACCACATAACTCTTTGAAGGATATATGAAAGGCATATCTTCATTAAAAAAATATCTCACAGCATTTTCAACTATATTTTTATTAATTTCTATTTTTATTTTTTTCAGATCGTCAGTGTAATCACTATTTAATTTGTGATACAATGCTTGTCTAATTTTCCATTCTTTTTCCATAATACTCCAATAGTCCTTTATATCCATTACAACTGTTATGTAGGTCTTTTACATAACGATAATGTTCGGTTAAACAATGACCATAATATTTACAACTTTTACAAATATCAGATATATTTTTTAAAGGTTCATTATCTGCCCATTTTAAATAGTCATTAAATGATTTTAATTCTAAAAAATATTCTTTATCGTTTTTATCAAATTCTAATACACCAAAATTGCCGTTGGGTGTTATGTAAACGTGATTATTTGAAAATGCGTTATATTGTTTATTTAAACTTTTAATTATTTTATCTTCATTTATAAAATCAAATTTTTTTTTTACATCACTTTCAATCCACTTTTGTACAAACAACTCGAAATCTTTGTGTGTTACAGGTTGGCTGTTTGCCTGATTTGTTGAATACGGTTTTATTTCTACACTTTCAATACTAGAACACATATTAAGTTGGTGTATCATAGTGTCAATATTCATATTAATAACTTTTTCACTAGCTAATATTAACACGGCAATAGGAACTTTACTTTGTAACATGTTATTAAAAACTTTATCAGATTTTTCTCTAGCTTCAAAATCGTAACTAACGGAAAGATAAAAATCATCTTCAAAAAATCCTTCATGTAACATTGAAAAATTTGTTATAATATTTATTTTTCCTGAATAGTAATTTCTTATAATATTTTTCATATTATAAAAATAATCTTTTTTTAAAGCTCCTATTTCTCCTCCGTATAGATCAATCCAATTTATTTTTTTAATTTTAGATATTTCATTGAGTCTTTGATCCAATATATCTAAAGATATTTTATTAGTGTTTCCTAATTGATCCGTTGTTAAATAACAAAAATTGCATCTAAAGTTGCAAAAATAAGAAGGATTAATTGATACAGTTATATTATTCGTTATCATACATAATCAAATCAACAGGCATAGCTAACCTTAACTTTCCACTAAATGTTTCCACATTATGATATAAAAAACTAGGAAATATAATAAAATCGCCTGATGAAGGTAAATATTTTTCCGAATCAAACCATCTTAAAAAATCGTTTTTATACCCTCTATTCGCATTAAAACGAGGGTCGCTCAAAACTATTTTACCTCCACTATTTTTATCTTCAGATATTAAATAAAATACAGCACTCAAATGTGAACCAGAATGATTGTGTTTAGGCATAGCGTAATTAACTCCATATCCTGTTATCCACGCTCTTAGACAAAAATTTGAAGTTAATTTTTTATTAAATTCCTCATTATAAAATTGACAAAAAGACGGCAAAACTATTTCATTTTTAAATTGATCAAAATACTTATCATCAAACAAATTTTCATCTAAGACGTTAGAAGATATTTTATTTGCTTGACCATATTTTAACAATATGTGATTGATCACATCATCTATTAATTTTTGATTACTCATTTTACCTTTTAATACTGGTGTAGGCCACATATGATTCATACCATAGTTCATATATTCTCCTCGTTAACATAGGGTGTTAAATCCATTTCAATATTATTAGCTTTTAAAATTTCAGGAGCTATTTTCTTCATTAACCTACAATGTTCTTCCACCATATTATGTTGTTTTAAATCTTTTACTGTTTTTCTACATCCATTACATATCTGAAACATAGGACAAGTAAAACAAGCGTTCTTCATACTTATCAAATTAATATCGTCTGACAATGGAGTAAAAAATTCACCTAGCATTTCTTTATTAAAATTAATAGGTTTATCTTTGTCATCTCCAAAAGCTCCGCAAGAATAATAATCTCCACTAGGATTTAATGACCTAATTCCCGAATCGCATGATCTATTTTGAGGACACATGGTATGTTCTTTACGGATTCTTTTCATCATTTGTTTAGTATTAAATTCCCATGGTGCTAATCCTTTTTTCCATACATTTACATATATTTGATATATCTTACTTAGTAAATATGGCTTGCTTTGTTCACCACTAGACATTGCATAGTTTAATTTACATTCAACTCCTGTTTTATTTTCTTTTTTTAAATCGTGTGTTGTTCCAATAGGAGTTAATCCTTCGCTCATTTTATAAGCTAATTCTACATTTTTTATTGCTTGATCTTCATTTTCCGGAACAATAACCGCAATAAAATCTGGCCTATATCCACAATATTCTAACATAGTATCTGAACATTTCCAAAAATCTTCTTCTGTAAATTCTGAGTAATCGCCTTTTAGTCTTCCTCCACCATATTGAAAAGATGTATTTACTCCTACCCTATCATTATTAAATAGTTTAGTCCACTTTTTAGGTTTTTTATAAAAAGGCCATAGATTAGTTGTGAGTGAAATGGAAGTGTCATAATTATGTTTATCTAGCCAATCAATAATTTTATAATAATAGTCAGGCTCAATCATAAGAGGATCTCCACCATTAACAATAATAGTTTTAGTATTAGGAAATCTTTTTAAAAATTGAAAAATATAATCATGTGTTAATAAATCATTTTTATGTTCAGCAATTTTAGTACTAGAGCAAAAAGTGCATTTAAAATTACATTTTTCGGTAGGTTTTATTATCAAATCCATTATAACTTATTAAAAAGTCCAAGTATAATTAAATGCAAACGTGTATCTATTTACATTTTTATTCACTAGGTTTCTAACGCCATGTTTAAATATAGGCGATGCGTTGTTAACTATAACCATAGTTCCACTTTCTGGTAAAATAGTAGTGGCATGTAATATCTCATTGTTGACTTCTTTCATCATATTAATATAACCACCCCATTCTTCTTTCCACTCTTTTTCTTCTGTCAAGTAACAAAAAATCAAAACATCCGATCCATCTATAGAATCAATATGATTAGGAGAATTTTCAGCACCATTCCACAAATGAACATATTTTGTTTCAACATTAGGAGGCCTATAAGCTCGTAAAGCATCAAATTGCCTATCATTTATTAAATCATATGATAAAGATACCATTGAATTAGGTGCATTAGTAAATATTTCCGCATTTACTTTTCTTTCATAGTCAGGCCTATTTGTGCCTGTTGGATCTACATAATGTTTTTTATTTTCACGATACCAATCTGGAATTTTTTTATATGTTGAAAGTTTTGAACCTATCCAATTAGTATTATTTACTATATCCCAAAATTTTGGCATCAAATTTTGAGGTATTTTTGTTTTAATATAACCTTTATCAAAATAATCTTCAATAAAGTTTATATGTTCATTTCTTTCTATTCCTGATTGCACGTTTGTTATAATTAATCCTGTTATTTCATCAAAATTAATATTATCTTTAACTATTTGCTTTATAGAATTAGAAACGTAGGATATAACATCCAAGGTTTCCTTAGTCATTTTTCTTAAAATCATAAATGATTTTTTATATCTATTAATTTGAAAATAACTGTCATCACCCTTTACATCATAAGAGTATACTCCGCCTTTTAATTTTAATTCGCCCATGAATATATCTATTAGCATATGCAAATCTCTATGCAAAAGACCCCTATTGAATTTAAAATCAGGATATTTTTTTTGCAAATAGTCTATAGTACTATCGGTTATTTCATCTTTTTTTGTTTCTATTGTCTTAGCTTCTGTCAACATGATCATATACCTCCTTGAGCCAACATACTTCTTGTGTTCTAAAACTATTTAGGTGATTACTTAAAAAGCAACCCATAGAACATCTGCTAAAATGCTCACATTCTAAACAATTATAATCGTCAAACCATTTTTGTTCCATATCTTCTTTTGTAGTTTTTAAATCGCTAAAATTTGTTAATAAAATATTACACATTCCATAATCACCACTTGGCATAATAGTAAATGTGTCCATACAAGACATGCTTTTTTTATTTTTATCCTTAAACTTATCAAAAGGTTTACACTTAGGATATTTGTCAATTATTTTTTTCATAAAATCTCTTAATTCAAAATCTTTTGGTAATAATAGTTTAGAGTTTTCTTGAGGTGTGTAATAATCAAAATATATATCAAATTTATTGTAAATGTAATCAAAAAAAGGAACGTCATTTTTCATAAATTTTTCAATATTTTTTTTAGTCATAATAACATTAAAACTAACAATTCTATCTTTAAAAATTTTAACATTTTTTTCAAACAAATTTAATGATTCAGTATTAAAACGCCCAGAAGGATCGTAACTACTCATTAACATAATGTCTTTATTATTATTTAAAAAATCTTGCACTCTATTAGTCTTATTAAAAACAAAATTTGTTACGAATGACAATTCTATTTCTTCAGGCAAGTTCTTTATATTTTTAATCAACACGCCATAATCTTCAAAAATATTGTCTTTAACATTATCAGAAAATACCTCGCCTCCCATTATGTTAATGGAAAATCGTTTTTTACCTTTTTGTTTAAGAGAAGAAATAGCTGATTTAATAGGATTAATTTTATCTATTATAGTATTCATACCAACTATACTGGTATGGTCTTGATTACAAAAAAGACAATTTAAATCGCAAAACTCAAATAGAGTTACTATTATTTCTCCGGTTTCGGTTCTCTTGTGTTTAGATATTAATTTGTCGGCAATCATTTATCATAATATATTAATTTAATTTGTAGGCAGACAATTCTGAGGAAATTGTATTAAGTATAAAATCCAAGAAATAAACATTTATTTTTTCCTCATCATCTGAAGAAAAAACTCTAACATTACTTTTTGATATTTTTTCATTTTCTATAATATATGTTATGTCCTCATCAGTCAAATCTTTTCTTATATAATCCAGCAAATCAACTTTATTAATGATTGTTGATGTTGTTTGAAATTCTTCCCAGTTTTCAAAAATACTTTTAGATACGGTTTTAAATTTTTCTATATCTTCATTTGTTGCATTAATAATATCAACACGAGAAGAACTTCCTACTTGGCCTAAAATTTCTGATTTATATAATGTGCTAGACGTAAAAAAACTAATATCATCTATAAGATTAGCGAATAGAGGCTTTTTAATGTTTTTATAAACTGTATGTTTTATTTCTAAAACTAATTCCTGCATACTTCTGTGTAGAATATTTTTTAAAGTATTTTTTAAATGTTCGCCAACAGAATTTTTTTCAAATAAATAAGAAGCTAATAATATTTCAAAACTTAAACCGGATTTTATACTGTTATATGTTGTTTCATTAAAACTAACGTTTGTATTATTAAAAATTTGTTTAAATAATTCTTCGGTAATATTTTCAAACAAAATAACATTAGAACCACTTGTTGATAGTTTTCTCCAATTTAAATATTTTTTTTCTTTGTCAACATAACTATTAACTATTTTCCAAGCTGATGAACTGTCTATATTATTAAATATAAATTTTAACCAGTGAGATAAAAAATTAATAAAAGACTGGTCATCTACGTATATAATTAATTTTTTATTACTTACATTTGTATCTTCAATTAATTTTTTTATTAATCCTGAAAAATCTTTTGTAGAACTATTAATTATTGCCTCATTTAAATTTTTTCCATATATACTTAAAATTCCTTGAGAGTATTGTTCAATTGATTCTAATGATCTAACACCGTTCTCATTAGATATGACAACTCTATCAAAATTGATATCTATAAGCTTATCTGATGATAAGTAAACTTTATTAAATAGATGAAACATTTTTAATTATATCCTTATCTTGTTTTTTAGCATGTATATATTCTTTTCCTTTACCATTAGCTGTGGCCCAAGTTAGCAAAAATAATGGGTTTTTATCACTAGACCAGTACGCAAATAAATTTTTACCTTTAAACATATAGTCATTAAAATAATTAACATAATATTTTAGGTCATTGTTAGTATTTAGTGTATTATAAAATAAATAAAACTCTTGATTTTTTAAAAGACTAACAAAATTAATACCTGATATGTCTTTGGTTTCTTCTTTAGGAAAACTTTCAACGTAACTTCTAAATTCTTCAGAATTTAACATATACATATTATACAATCGTAAACTTTCTAGTTTATTTACCCATTTTTGCAAGATATCTTTATTTTTTTCAATAAAATCTTTGAATACTTGATTTTTTAAAATACCTTTAAATTCTAATAAAATTTGTATGACTTTCTTTTCCAAACTAGGTATAGTTACAAGGGAAATACTATTTAAATAGTCGCAAATTAAATCGTCATTAACATTTTTTATATCACATGGCAAATCTAAATTACTTAAATAGGTTAGTAACTTAGAACCTTTTAAATCGCATTTATCATAATCAACATTATAAAAAATTGATTTGTCTGTAAAATATTTTTTAATATCGTCAATTGGTATTGGCGCCTTAGTTTCTATTATATTCACTATCTTCTACTCCTTGATCCATGACAACTACTATGACAACTAGCATGACAAACATCTATTTGTTGAGTTACGGCCGTTGTTCTAACAGTATTGTAAGCTGTTGCTAAATTTCCGAAATATGTTTCCAAATTAGATGAATCTATTATTTGGCCAGATTCTACATTACTTTCATCAACTGTTCCTAAAGAAGCTCTGTTATCGGTTGTTAAATGAGCAACTTGAGTTTGGTCAAAAATTATTCCTGCGGTGGGTCTGGAACCATTGTTTCCTCCACCACCTGTAACATTCAATAAGGCTCTTTGTTGTCTAATGTTTGTATATAATGCAGCTTCCGTTTCTAAAACAGTACGAATAGTTGAAGCAGTGATAACCGTATCTGTGATGTTAGCGCCTGTAATGCCTATATTGACACCAGCAGTTGTGTTCGCATAATTAGCATCAGGCATTTCAGAAAAAGGTTTATTATCTGTTCCCCATATAATAGATAAATTTGCTGTATCCGTTACTAAATCTTTAAATCTATCCACAATATTTTGTGGTGTAATTGGATTATCTAATGTTGTCATATTTTATAGTACTTTTTAATTCCTTCATTAAACTCTTAGGTGCGCCACACACGTCGCCTTGCCAAGCAAGTTGATGACAATCACCTCCACAAAACTCAAAAACCTCACAAGAAAAACACATTGGATTTCTTGACGTTTCGCAAGCAATGTTTTCTATTCTAACTGGACTATTTATAACGGTTTGTATATCGTCATTTATAGTACCAAACGAGAACTCCGGTGCAGAATTGGGGCATCCTGATATAGTACCATCTGCGTTTATTGTAAATATCTTCTGTTCACAGTCTCTACAAAACGTACCGCCTTTTAAAAAACCTGTTTCAAATTTACTGTATATCACTTCTAATGTTTCGTTATCAAACCAACTCCTACAATCAAACTGTTTAGACTGATGGTGCATTTTTAGAAACCATTTGTCTTGTTCTATATTATCAGGAAATATCTCAGGATGTAGTTTTGCATTACCATTGCCTGTTAATCTTTCAAACGATATTTCTTGTACGCCTAACTCTTTAATCCATTTTAATAATTCAATAGGTTCGATTGCTATAGTATCTTTAGTTACACTGATAAACAATTTAATTGTAACACCTCTATTCAATAAATCTTTTACGTTTTTTTCCCATAAGTTGTATTGAGCATCATTTTCAAATCGTATTTTAGGATCCCAACTTGTACCCATACGATTGTTTAAAGGACCTTTTATAAATTCATAATGTTCATCTTTCAATTTTAAAACGAGATTTGAAGTTATACCCCATGACATATTGGGCCATAAGTTTTTACATTCTTCATATACTTTGTTCATATGAGATACAGGCGCTAAGAATGGTTCGCCACCATGAAATTCTAAATGAATGGTATCTTCATTCTTATTAAAATATTGTCTAAATCTTTTTATGAAATCTATTGTTTTGAGATGATTAAAGTAAATTTTTTTCCCGTTTATTCCACTAGTAAAACAGTGTTTACAATTCAGTTGACAAGTTTCAGTTGTTTTTAAATAAAACATCCAATTCATTAATCAAATCCTATACTTAATGCCCAAGTGTTTGGAGAACTATCAACCTTATGTTTTAATCCTTTTGGTATAAAAACTGCCTGTTCTTCTTTTACCAAAACTGGATACTTATCTATATAAACTTTTTTTGATCCTTTTACAATATACAGAAGAACGTTAGTATCATCTTCATGTTCTGGAAAAGAAAATCCACCATATTGATTGTAAAATAAATGAACGCTGTTTACTTTATGATTTAAATTAAAATCTTTTAATATCTTTAAATGAAATGTCTTATCTTCTAAACCTTCAATTTTTATGTGAGGTATATCTTTATATGTTTTAATCCAATTGCCATAAGTTATTTCATCTTTAACTTTATAGTCTTTGCCTTTTTCGTCTATATAAATTATTTGATTGTTTTCGTACCTAGAAAAGGAAATCATCTCATCATTTAAAACTTTAATCATACTGTAATATTTAGTATGATTAAATTATAGTATAATTGCCTCTATTAGGCCTTTTTGATTATCTTCCAGTGCGATAGCAAATACTTTAGTAAATTCTTGACTAATAGTTGTAGCAAAACCATCATTACCGGCAACTAACTCATCACCTTTTTTAATACTGCCCACAACTTTTACTTTAACACGTCCTTTTAATGCAACTGGTTGACCTTTAGCTTGAGAGTTCATTAGAAAAGCAGGTCTATCAGATATAACACCAAGAGCTCTTTTACCAGCAAAACATTCCGTAACTTCTTTTTTTCCACCCACTATTACAACAGTACCAACATCATAAAGTTTGTCAGTTTCATAAATCTCAGCTAAATCGGCATATTGTGCTTGTGTAGCTGTTGTAGATAATATGTTTGTTGATGGATTATATGATAAACTAGTATCTGTTTCTAAACTTTGATTACCCGTAGCTGTGTCAGAAAAAGTTAAATAAACAGTTTCATTATTTGAATTATTAGCGCCTAATGTAACAGCGGTAGCTACCGAAGCTATACCTGTAAAATTAGTAGCAGTTACGTTACCAAAGGTTACATCATCTAAAGAAACATTTAATTTTGCGCCTCTAATTGTACCATCAGCAATATCGCCATTTACAATTGTAGCATCAGCAATCATAGCACTTGTAACTGTGCCTGTGTCGCCCGTGGTAACTATTGTTCCTGTTACGTTTGGTAATGTTATTGTTCTATCTGCCGTAGGATTGACAACAACTAAAGTTGTTTCAAAATTATCAGCTGTAGAACCTTCAAATTGAATTCCTGCTGAACCTGTTAAAACTAAATCTGTGCCTTGTATTGTAGAAGAACCTGTAATAGTAGTTCCTGAAACAGCACCTGTTGAAGATATAGAAGTTACCGAAAGAACACCATTAACATTTAAAGAGTCATTGATTCTGACTGTAGTAGAATCTGTTGATCTAATATTATTTCCACTAATTTCTATTGTGCCTAATGTATGTAGTGTTCCTGTAGTTGTTAAATTTCCAGGTAATGTTACGTTAGTTGGAAAACTTAAAGTTAAAGTACGTGTAGGACTTACAACAGCATTAATTTGATTTGTTGTGCCAAGCACTGTTAACGTTTGACCAGAACTAATAGTTTGAGTGATATTATTAGAATCTTGAATAATATATCCACCAGCAGCAAAAGCGACACCTGCCAATTCAACAACAGCGCCAATTACAGAAGTTGCGGATATACCTGCTGGGGCTAATAAAGCAGGATCACCAAAATCGTTTGTAGTTAAGTTGTTTAACTTAACTCGCATCTGTTCTAGTGTATCTGTAGTATTAATTACTGTGTACGACATTGTTTATTTTTTTAAAACCTCTTTTAATAAATTTTTGATTTCTTGTAATTCAGTCTTTAAAGTATTTATTTCTTTAACAGCAGTTCTTATTTCATCACTCTGTTTTTCACGTGATTTAATTCTATTCATATACAATTGATATTCAGTTTTATTAGTATTAATAATAGCATTAGAATTTGTATCTCTAACTAATGAATCATGTCCTTGTACTTTTAATCTCATACTAAGCCGCTAAAGCAATTCCTCTTAAATCCCTTATAATTGGAGGATAAGAAGAAATTGATCCTTTCATAACTATTTTAATTTGAAATGCTGTAAATTCTTTAACACCTGTTACTGAATATTTGTATTCTTTAAATGTAAAATCATCTTCTGAAGGAGTTACCGAAATATCTTCACTACCATCTATATTAAATGGAATCCATGATAAATCATTTATATTTCTAACCTCAGTAGAACTTGTTGTTCTATAATAAACTTTTACAGAAGAACTTGATCTAACATTTTGTGTTAATCTCACATCTAGTGAAGTTGAAGCATTTTCTAAAATAACCGATCTAGTCAAATAAACTGCTGATGAAGATGTTCCTGTCGAACTTGTATCAGAAACAAAATTTGGTGTATTTCCTGAAGTAGGATTATTTAATCTGTTCTGTACAGCGACCATACTAATACGTTTGATATCTAGTACAGGAGAAAGTTTGGTATTAGTTGTTCTTAAAGATAAGTTTACAAATAAAGATTTATTTCCTGACATTTCATTTGTTTCATTTATAGAACTCGCAACCAATTGAGGAGATGTAAAGTAAATATTATCTCCTGTATTTACATTTATAGAATTTGAAGCTGAACTTAAACTAAATTCTGTTTCTGTACCATGTATTGATTTACCAGTAGTTGTTCTCATAGTATAATCTAATCTTGTTCCAGGAACTGTTAAAGTTCCAAAATTTAAACAAGCAACATCAAATAATCTATTTTGAGTTACTGTAACTGTTGAGCCACCAATATCTCCTGTAGAGGTTGCTGTACCAGCTGTCGTAATATCATAACTATCTAGTGTTACATTTGAAATACTTGTATATGTTCCATTAATTTGAGTATGTGTAATACCATTATATGTGCCAGCAACAACACCAGAAATTGTAACGTTGTTACTTGTTCCGTGCATTCCGTGATTTTTATGGAATACTCTTATTACTCCTGAAGTATTTGTTGTTCTTAATGAATTTGTAGGCAATGTTCTTGTAGGTAAAACATCATTTACCAATGTAACGTCTCCTGTTACATTTTCAAATTCCGCTCTATTAATTTTAAATTTTATATCTTCCATTTGTTCGGCTGTCCAAGTCGAACCATTTTGAGACTTAAACAAAACTCCAGCATAAGGATTTTGAGATATCGTTCTATCAGATCCTATTTGAGTGTCTCCGAGTCTCGCAACAAAAGCATTATATTTGTTACAGTTACTTAATAAACAGAAAGAATATTCTGTTTTTTCTTGTAAATAAACCGGTGAAGGGAAGGTAAATTTAGTTGCAACAGTAGCATCATCGCTTATATTAACTTGACTAGGATTTAAAACAATTTCTCCAAATGGAACAATTGTACGAGAAGGATAACCATTTACAACTTCTCTGATCTGTAACGTAACAGGAATGTTTTCATCTTTTGATTGAAAATAAGTTTCAATAGATGTTACAAATACACCACCCACATCATCAATTAAGAATGTTTGTGCAATTGGATCAATCCACTGTATAACTTCCGTTGTTGTTCTTGTAGATGTTCTTGTAATATTTCTAGTATCATTGACTGTTTGTCTAACTAATTGCGGTTCTCTCGTTGACACAATAGTATTTTGTACTGTTTCTAAAGAACCTTTAGAAATATAATCTGCCTCAGCTGATGTTTCAACATCAGAAGAAGAATTAGTAGATGAACTTGTTAATCTGAATAATCTTTGACCAGTTCTCCATCTAGGATTAGAATCTACAGTTGCGTCAGGTATAGAAAAAGTTCCTGTTAAAGCACCATTAGCGTCTGTTACTAAATTTCCTCCTAAAGAACCTCCTGTTGGTGTAACATATGCAGTAATAGAAATGTTATCAAAATAAGGATAAACTCTTGTATTTGGTTTTAATCTTGTAGCAGTAAAGTTAATTGTTCTGCTTCTAATAAATGGTATAAAAGCAATATTAATAACTTTATCTCCTAAAGACGTTCTTATAACTTGAGGAACAATTGCTGATCTAATACCTGTTCTTGTTTGAGAAACTGCTTGAGCTGTAGTTGTTGTAAAATCTCCAAATCTAACTGTTGTACCTCCAACTCTTCCAATAAATGAATTGGTTTGTTCTGTAGATTCTGAAGGAGTTCCTTGCCAGAAATCTTGCCATTCGTTCCACACAGTATCAATTTCAACACTTTCTAAATTAGGATTTCCTAAATTAGAAACCATAGTATCAAAACCGCCTTGTTCATTAATTAATAAATCAGGAGCTCTATTTGTTTCTTTCCACTCATCTCCTGGAGGATCAAGAGTAATAGAACCTGCCCAAGTAAACACATTAAAAGGATTTACATTTATGTATTTACTAGCATAAGGTTGATTGATTAAAGTTGTTTCTGTATAAGGTAAAGTAATTAAATCTCCAGTTTTTTGATAACCAGCTGATGTTCTATTTGTATTTGTAACTGTAGTATTTCCTTCATCAGTAGCTTCTATTAATTGTACAGATTCAGAATTAAACATAGGTCTAACATACCCACCTGCCATGTCCATAGAACATTTGTAATCCAAATTACCTACATCACCTATACCATGACCTGTAAAATTATCTACTATAAATCCGTTTTTAAATCTATCAAATCCTTCAGCATCTTGTATTTGTAAAGATTGTGCGTTTGCTTCTAACAGAGATAATTGTGTATAATACTCAACATTAGAAATTCTTTTTTCTAAAGCACCAATATCTCTCATTGTATATCGTTTATTATCTATTTTTTTAATTTTTAAATCTGAAGTGTTTACTGTATAAGCATCTAAAAATATAGTATAAAGGTGCATAGCATTTTCAAGACCTTTAGGTACTTGAGGATTTAAAGAACTAGAACCTGTTACTATTTTAAAATTGCCATCTTTGTCTAAAAATACTTTATCTATTCTTGGTAAATAATATTCTAAATCTGTACTAATATCGGAACCAAATTGTACAATATCTATTGTAGAAGCTCCTGTTCCACTATATTGTCTATCCTGTCCTGAACTTGTAATTGTTGATGCGTCATCAACTCTAGGTCTGAAATCTAAACAGTCTCTTAGTTTATACGTTTTGCCTGTAGTATCAGAAGTATATTCGGTTATATTTTCATAATCAGAAGCTCCTGAATAAGAATCGACATCAAAATAATCTCCTGAACCATGAGAATAGTAATCAAAATCTATTAATAAACGACCAGTAGGAGTTATAGCACCTGTTTTTAATTTAATTCTACCAATGTCGTAAAAATTATCTCTTTGTCCATTATCTAATATAAATCTATCCGTAACATTTGTATCTGAAGTTGTAGCATTTGTTGAAAAATTTGCCGACATGTAAATATTATTAATAGAGTAAATATCAGCTTTGTTTAAACTAATAACACCAGATTGTATTTCTGATTGACTGGATGCTTGTTTAGTAGCACTTGCGTTAAGTGTTTTTGTTTTAGATCCAGCTACTGAACGATTAACGGTAGCTAATATTTTTATTTTAGCATTAGAATAATTTGTTCCAAAATTTAAAGTTAAAGTTTTTCCTGTAGGTGAACCTCCTAAAGTAAATATAGGACTGCCGTTATGATTATTTCCTGAAAGACTTAATACATCTCCTACAGCTCCAGCAGTTGCTGAACCAATACTCATTATAGAAACAGAAAAATCTTTTTCAGTTAGACTAGAAAATATTTCATTAGTTCCAGCAGTAATAGTAGCACTACCTGATGATAGTGTTGTTGTGAAATGTCGTCTAATTTTAAAATTTGTGTCTGTAATTCCACCATTAGCAGCTGTTTTTAATGTTTTAATAACACTATAAGGTAATTCAAATATTGAAATGTTTTTATTTGAACCTTGTAATTTTCCTCTTTTTCTTACTGCTATAGTTTTTGTAGATACATCAGAAGCTCCTACGGCTGTTGACAATTCTAAACTTGTGTTAGATGAAATAGATTCAATTATTCTAGTTATTGAACTTCCTGCGTCTGTAGTAAATGTTATATTATCTCCAATTCTCAATTCAGTGTTAAATAGTGTACCAAATCCTGTTACTGTTGTTCCGTTATTTGCTACAGATAAAGAACCGAATAATGTATGATTGTCTCCATAAATTGAATCTGTAGAAACATCAGAAGTATATGTTGGAGAA